AAACGTATTTACACTAAATATTAATTATTTACCTACCACAAGTGTATACCTGTAACAAGGTGGATCAAGAGCATGGGAGTACATGGGTGTATACGGGGCTTGACAGGGGTAGTACACTTGAGGTATGAGCATCGACCAGCGAGCACAAGAAAATACTGAGCTATATAATAAGTATATAGCTGCCAATCTCCCTACTGAAAGTTATTTCGGCTCTAAACTTGTGCAAGCTCTCGCGGAATATAGCGGACGCTTCCGAAATGAGTTTAAACTTAATGAATCCGACCCAAAATAAATACGTGCAAGCGGCTCCTGTACAGTCACAAACTACGACTGTTCCTGCCTCTAGCAACGCGCCGGGGGCCGGGCCGCAGGTGAACGCTCCGCACTGTAATCGCACTGCTGCATATACCGGCCCAAGAATGTCGAATGGTCAAAATATCACTCCGGGCGGGAATCCATCAACTCTTAATAAAGGAATGGGTCTTCGTAAAAGAGCACGGATAGAAACTGCTGCTCGCTTATGTGCGACTAATCTTTATACAGATAAGATGATAGCTGAGTTCTTACAGATTACGCCAGTTTATCTATCTGTACTTAAGACCACGAAGGAATTTCAATCAGCTTCTATAGAATGTCTTTCTGGTGTTCTATCAGAAGCCAATCAGAATATGCTCTCTTCTGTAGAAGCGCGCAGGAATGAACTTGCAGCAATGGTTCCAGCAGCCCTCCTCCAGCTTCGTAACTTAGCTCTCAGTAGAAACCAGAACGTAGCTCTCCGCGCTGTGCAAGAAATCCTAGATCGTGATGGTCAGTTAGCTAAAGTATCCAAGTCTTCTGTCGAGCTTAAGACTCCAGAATCTATGGATGAGGCTAATAGAACTGCCACTTCGATTATGGATATTCTCCGGCCACTCCAGTTAGCAAACCCAAACACAATTCAATCTGATCCCTCCGGAGCCGTAGCTCCCGGATTTACTGTGTCTGCATCGCAAGCGAAAGAGCAGATTAATAGTATGAATGAAAAGATTAATGCTACTACGCTAGAAGAAATAGATACTGCGTCTTCTACGGTGCAGTAATGGCCTATAGCATAGCCGATGTACAGGATATTATTGGCTTCGATGAAGCGAATCAGCTTCTAATGCTCGAACGCGATAAGATTTATACTCCGCGCTCCGTATGCAATAGCTTCCAAGTCATTCCTATACCAGATGGCACACCAGCCGCGCTCGCACGAAAGATACATCGAATCAATGGTCAAGGTTCGTTATTCTACTTTAGTACGGTTATTCTTCATAAGACGAAGTTTCAGCGCACAAAGGACTTGCATAAGAACCTCCACTATCAGATGTGTAAGGTAGTTGAGAAGGATGGACTTCAGGAAGTAATCGAGATACCGCGTGACCATTATAAAAGCAGCGTCTACAGCGAATGTCTCCCAATGTGGAGAGCACTCCCATTTATTGATTCAGACGAGACTATATTCAGGGCACTTGGTTATTCTGACGAGTATATCTTATGGATGCGCCGAGCGCATCGCCAAGATTATCGTTGGCTCCTCGTTTCAGAAGTTACTAAAAATGCAGCTAAACTCGGAACAAGAATAGCGAATCATTATGAATCTAATAGCGACTTCAAAGAGATTTATCCAGAGATTATTCCTGACAGTTCAAATACTTGGAATAATCTTAGTCTCACACATAAAAGAACTAAAGACGGTATGGGTCATGGTGAAGGAACATATGATTTCATTGGAGTCGGTGGCGCCTTACAATCAACTCACTACGACGGATGTATCCAGGATGATCTTGTCGGTCGTGCTGCATTTGAATCACCAAGTATCCTCGAAGATACAATTGAATACCACAAGCTCCTTGTTGGAGCTATGGACTCCGATACAGAGAATGGACTCCGCGAGAACGACGAAGTAGTAGTAGGTAACAGATGGGCTTACAATGATCTCAATTCCTATATCCGAGCTAATGAGGATTATTTTCTTTTCACTACGCATTCTGCTTTGGGTGGTTGTTGCCCTATACATCCATACGGCACTCCGATATTCCCGGAAGCTTTCTCCTTGGAGAAGCTCGAAAAGTTTAAGAAAAGGTTAGGTAATTATCTCTTTTCGTGTCAGTTCTTAAATGTACCGATTAATCCAGCAGAAGTTAAGTTTAAGAAGTCTGATCTTCGGTACTACGAACTAGTAGCGGATAATTCAGAAGTCCTTACAACGAAGAAACGAAGAGTAAAGATTCGGCACCATGTTCGAGATGGAGATGTGATTCCTGATGTATTCCCAAGAACACTCACGAGATATATGTGCGTCGATCCGAATCACAGCGGAAACGAGGGAAGATGTCGTCATGCAATTACTGTTACTGGGGTTCACGAGAATCCGCGCAGAGAATATTTGCTTGATGTGTGGGCAAAAGCCTGTGGAGTTGACGAGTTCATCGAAGTTATGTTCAACCTCGCCTTCGCGTGGAAGATTAATGAGATTCACCTAGAGACTATTGCTGCGCAAAAGTATCTTAAATACCATCTAGAGTACAGAATAGATCAGGCGAAATATTCTACTAAAGATGTAGATACTTGGATTCAGCATGTAAAGATAGTAGAACTCAAGACGCCAAAAACCAAGAACGCGAAGCAGATGCGTATTGATTCTCTCGGCCCAATTATCGAACGACATGAACTTTGGGTTAATTCACATGGCCAGAATGAGTTCATGGAGGAGTTAGAGACTTATCCTAATGGACAGCTTCGGGATGTGCTTGATACTCTCGGATACATGCCCGGAATTTGGAATTTCGACGGAGATACCGAAGATATAGAGGCTGAGATTCTTAAGCGAAAGCAAAGATATATTAGAAATACTTCTGTAAATAGAAATAATTAGTGGGGACTACAGTAGTGACAGAGCCTGATATATTTAATATTGCGCGAGGCCAAGACGTGCTTACTGAGAGAGTTGATAATCTTAAAGACGATCTCAATAGCAAACATAAGCAAAATCGTGATAGTATTCATGGGATTAATAACAGAATAGAGACTTTAACATCTGAAATTTGGATGCTAAAGATTAAGATAGTCGGTTATGCCTCTGGTGCTGGAGTTTTAACTGCGGTTTTGGTTAAAGTTATAGACCACTTGTGGAAGTCATAACGATGATTAAAGCTAATTTTATTTCTGTTTTATGCTTGGTTCAGTCGTTTGCACTAGCGATTTTCTTATTTTCTTGGTCGCGGAATGATCCATCTCTTAGGATTGCAGCTTTTGTATCTGTTTCAGGACTCATTAATACACTAACAGCAGTAGCTTCTACGCTTCTAACAGGGAAAGATTTAACTTATATCGGTGGTAAGCAGTCCTCCACCGTAACAACTACTTCAACACCAGAGACAACTACCGAAACAATAGCCACAAAGGGAACAGAAAGCCCAAAAGACCCAAAAGAGTAGGTAAAAAGGAGAAGCAAATGAGTGTAAAGAGTATTCTTTCAGATATTGGTCATGCAATTGAGAAAGTATTCACAGGTGCAGTCAAGGTGGCTCAAGTCGCAGAGCCATTTATTGACGTAGCTTTTCCAGGAGTTGCCAGTCTCTACAATGCCACAGTGAATGAGGTGGCAAATGCTGAGGTTATTTCAATCGCTGCCAATGCGCAGACAGGATCGGGAGCACAGAAGTTGGCTATTGCGGTAGCGAATATCACTCCGACATTCTTGACTTATGCAAAACAGAATGGTATTAACGTAAGTCCGACTGTGGTTACTAATTGGGTAACTGCTGTGGTGGCTACGCTGAATAATATTCCTGTTCCTAACGCGCCAGTTGCTCCTGTTGCTGTTCCTACAGCAGCACCCGCTCCTGCTCCACAGGTTTAATATAGAGAAGGGTACTTCAACAAATAGATGTAATAGCCAAGTTCTTAGAACTGGCCACATCTCCAACAACTATTGCAGTACCCTTCCTTTAAGTTAGCCGCCAGAAGTAATAGCAACATAAACAAATCTCGTTGGATGTTTCCTAGACAGCTTCATCTTACGAGTCCTGCATACTGTGAAGTTATTACAACTGGCGGCTTCCAATTCACAGGTGCAGGGTGTTTCTCAAAAGCTGTCTCGGGGAGGGGCCGTTTTCGGCCCCGGGGCAGAGCCCCTAGAAGACGTAATAATATTTGGAGTAACTAAATGCCCAAAGCAATAATCAAGCAGGTCGAGTTCGGTTCCGACGCTGAGAAAGAGATGTGGACTTACGTCCGCAATAACGTCGAATACTGGCTCGCGCGCACTCGTAATTTTAGAGAAACAACTTTGAAGAAGTATGCACGTCTTTACAAAGGAACTCCTTTAAACGAGGTAAAGAATACTCCCTGGCCGAATGCAGCCAATAACGTAATTCAAGTAATTGCCACAGCCACAGATCAGCTTCTATCCCGCGTCATGGGCATTTACATGACTGACCCGCTTTGGGCATTTAAGATTTGTGGCGAACTTAAGGATCAAGATACAGAAGAACAGCGGCAAATACTAGAAGAATTCATGCAGGATCAAGCTATCTCAAGTGCAGAACTTGATCTTTACCGCGCCGAACAAGTTTGGTTCTCCTCTACAATTAGAAATGGCTCTGGCATTCTAGAATTCCCGTGGCAATACTTAGTAGAACAAGAGATGGTTTCTATGGAAGGAGTTGGTGGGAATAATATTTCCAACTTCAAAGACTTTATTCGTCGTGATGGGCCGAAGCCAGAAACAGTTCCGATGAATAAATTTGTAACTGATATGAATTTCAGCCGGCTTGAGGATTCAAATTTTAAATTCAAGATTGTATCTCTTTCTAAGTTCCAGCTTGAGGAACGGAAAGAACTTTCAGTTTATGATTCTGCTAAGATTGATAAGATTTTAGCTTCTACGCCGGATAGAACTGGCCCAGACATTCTGCAACAGCACATGCTGTCCACACAGGGAATTAATGAAGATGTTCCTGCCGCTGGACAATGTGGAGCACAGTGGGATTTGATTGAGTGTTGGTATCATTATTGGCATAATGGTAAAAAGTATTCTCTAGTAGCGCATTTGCATATTAAATCTCAAACTGATCTTCTTGCTTTTTATAATTACTACCCCGAAAACATAGTTCCATACGAGGATGCGCGTCTCGCTTATGACGACGATCAATGGCTCGGTTACGGATTTGCGGAAATGCTCTGTGGATACCAAGATGAAATCTCAGTCGGGCATAACCAACGCACAGATGCAGGCACACTTAATAACACGACGGCGTTTCGTATCAATAAAAACAGTAAACTTCATTCCACTCTCACATTCTATCCTGGGATACTCATACCGGCAGATGCTGACGAAATTGAGAGACTCGACACAGCCAATCAATACGCAGTAGATAGCTCACAGGAGCAACTTACTAATGCATACTGTAAAGAACGAAGTGGAATCGACCCTGCAATCGGAGGAACCGGAGGCGGTGTTGTTAATCCGAAACGAGGTATCTATTCTTCCCAAGGTACGTTTGCTGTGTTACAACAGCAAAATAATCGAAACTCTTTGCGTACCTCGGATATGCGTTCGGCACATACACGCGCAGGAGTAAAACTTCTAAAGATGTATACGCATTTTGGAATTGGTTCCAAACTTGGGCAGTATGGAGATAAAGCAGAACTTCTCAAGCAAGCATTCGAGAATGTAAAAAATAATAAACTCGGTATTATGATGCGTCCTGCTTCTGCTTCTGTGAATAAAGAGATGGAGAAGCAGAATGATATTTTGATGGCTGGTATTTTAGAGAAGTATTATCTTGGAAATGCACAGATTATTCAAGGTATGACCTCTGGTCAGATGCCACCTGATTTAGTTAAGTATTACACAGATGTTATGAAAGCTACTGCCTCATGGATGAAGCATACGCTTCGTAACTTTGGTTATGATGATATATCTCGGTTGATTCCCACACCAGATTTCTTACAACAAGGAGCTTCTAATGCCGGTGCTAATGGAGTACGACCCGCTCAAGCGAATACAGGAGTATCAACCGGCAGCAATGGAACTGGAGGGGCAGGAGGCGTTCAAACGCTTGCTGCGGAATCGGGGGGAAATGCAGCAACTCTTCCAGTCTCCCCAATGGAAAATTCTGGTGGAGTATCTGCTTAGTGAACGGAATGAAGCTGTAAATAATATGGTGTATCAGGATATGAAGATCGAAAATCATTTTGCTTATGGTCTTGAAGCGGGTAAAATTAGAATGATTGATGCTTTTATAGATATGCCTCAGTTTGTGCAGCAGAAGTTGAAAGAAGAACAAAAAGGAGAATAAACAATGCCAGTCGATTGGTTAACACGAAAAAAGGAGACAGGAGAGATTGAGCTTAATAACGATGCTGTGACTGGCATTGTTAAGCCTCAGCTTGATGCTGTTAAGACGGAGATAAATTCAAGTATGGATGCTAAGTTTAAACCTATGCTTGATTTTATTAACGAACAGAAAGAGGCTAAAGCGGAGGTAGCGCGACAAGCGGCTGCTAAAGCACGCAAAGATGATCTTGAAACTGATCCTACAGACTGGATTACCGATCCAGAATCCGCTGTAGATAAGAAAATTCGTCCTCTGCAAGAAACTATCCAAGCGCAGAATGCCATTATTATGCGTAAAGAAACGCTTGATAAGATGGATTATTACTCTTCTGATCCAGAGTTTAAGAATAGAGTAGATAAGCTTATTGATTCACAGCCTCTTCATCTGCGTTCTAATGCTGGAATTATCATGGCGGCGTATAAGAATACTCATTATGATATGCAGCAAGAGATTAAGGATGGTAAAGTTAAATCACAAGCTTCTCTTCTCTCTAATGCAGGTGGTGGAACTGGTGGTCATTCGGGTTCTAGTTCAGATAAGTTTACCGATAACGATACAATGAGCGAAGAAGAGAAGAACTATGCTCGTAAACTTGGCATTTCTGAGAAAGATTGGACTGCTACTAAAAAGGAGCTAGAGTATGTCTAATATAGAGATGCCGACTGAGATTCGAGATTTTGGAGTTGAGGAACAAGATCATTCGCTTGTTGATGCTAGTGCTGATCCTACAGATCAACAGCTTAAAGATGTAGAAACTGAGCAAAAGCAGGATGTTTCTCGTCCAGTTGGAAGACCTAGAATAAAGCCAATAGCTCCTAAAGTAATGACCGCTGCTGCATTTGTAGAAAAAGCTAAACAGACTGACGAAGCTCTATTCGATGCTATGAATGCTCAGAAATTCAATCCTCTTGCTGGAGCACAGGTACTTCCTAAAGGAAGAGTACCAGTTCGTACTGATGTTCGAGCAATTGATTGGTCGAAAGTAAAAGAAGAAGATATTTACAATGATTCTATTCCCATCGAGGCTCGGCCATTCTCTTCAGAGGATTCTCTCGGTATTGACTTAGTAGATAAGAACTATGCAGCACGATGGGTTAATAAGAATCCTATTATTCTTGGCAAAGCTTTAGCTGCTGGATTTACTTATATCACAGCAGAAGACCTTGCTTCTCCTCTTGATGTGGCGATTGTAGAGGATGTAAATGGTAGATTTCTTAACCTAGATGTTCTTGCTATGAAATGTCCGAAGAGCATTTACTTCGCTGCTAAGAAAGCCGCATTTTTGAGAGCTGTGAATACTGTAAATAGTCTTTCAAGCAAGAAAGCAGCTAGGAATCAAGCTATGTCTGAGCTAATGAAAAGCGGCGCAGGAGTTGCAGAAGAGTTTGAATCAGGTAAAGTAGCATTTTATGACGCATCGGGAATTGATATTTAAGCATTGAAAGGGTAAATACTATGGGCGCAGCGAATCTTACAGTACATGAACAGTGCGGGTCTGTTGGTACTGTTTCTGGAAATACTCCACTTACACAGGCGAACCCTGAAAAGGCTTCTCAGACTTTTCTACAGGGTGTACCTGTGCAGTTGAATGCTGGTTATGTGCAGAAGTGGGATGGTGCCACTTATAATGCTGGTATTCTTGGTTTTTCACTTATGCCGGGTTCTAACCTGAGTTCTAATGGCAAAGGGAGTCCGGGCAATTTCTCACAAGTTGGGCCTCCGGGTTCTTCTGTAGTTTATGGTTCTGTGCCATATCAGACAGCGGCTTATAACATTCCTATTGACGGGCCAATGACTGACGGGCGTACTCTTTACGAGGCTGCTATTTCTGATACTGTATTCGAGGCTCAGTTTGATAATAGCAATGGAACTGTAGCTTCTGATTATACTCCCACTGTTGCAGATATTGGTGTTCTCTATGGTCTTACTTTCGATGCATCTGGTTATATTTATGTGGATGCAAATAAGACCACAGTAGGGACTAACACCAGTGTTCAGATTGTGAGTATTAATCCCATTGATCTTGTACAAGCAGGAACTCCGAATACCTATATCGTGAATGCGCGTGTTCGTTTCGTAGTCGTCCCTGCTGCACAACAAATTGCAATTTAACTTGCTAACCTAAATTTAGATTCAGAATTACAAACTTATAGAAGTAAGAGGGCTAATATATGGCTGGCACACAAGTACGAGGTCAATTTTCAAAGCTCCTTGCACCGGGGCTGCGTAAGATTTATCTCGATTCGGTGGAACTAGAACAGCGTTCGGAAGAGCATTCTAAGTTTATGAATGTTGAAACATCCGAGCACGCATACGAGCAGGATACAAAGTTTGCAGGATTTGGGCCTCTCGTTGAGAAACCTGAAAATACTCCTATCTCCTACACTGGTATGATTCAAGGTGGGGACAAGCGGTATATTCATCTTACTTATGGTTTGGGAGTTCGTACATCGAAGGAGCTTTATGATGATGATAAGTACGGCATCATTAAGAAAGCTCCAGTAGCACTAGCGCGATCTGAAATGTATACTAAAGAGATCGTCGCTATGAATGTATTTAATCAGGGATTCTCCTCTAATGTAACTACTACAGATGGAGTCTCTCTGTTTAATGCCCAGCACCCACTCTTGGGTGGTCCTTCTGCTACTAACGTTGGTCCTGGACTTGCCAATGTTATTTATGCGGCAGGAACCTATCCCAATCGGCCTAGCACTGATATTGATTTGAGTATCACTGCTTTGCAGATTGCAACTAACCAGAGCGAGCGTCTTATCGACAGCATGGGTCTGCCGGTTAATTCTCGTTACAAGACTCTGCTGATTCCACCGGAGCTTAAGTTCATTGCTCGTGAAATTCTCGGCTCTGCTGGTAAGCCGGGGACTTCTGACAACGATATTAACTCCATGCTTGGTGAAGATTTGTCGTTTATGATCTCTCACTATACTACGTCTCAGGGCAGTTGGTGGCTTATTGCAGATAAGAAGAATCACTATTGCAAAGTCTACATGCGGCAGCAGCCGAAGATGACTTTCGATGATGATTTTGATACGGACGCGCTAAAGCAGAAGACCACTATGCGTATGAGCGCAGGTGCTACTGATTGGCCGGGCGTATGGGGTTCTGACGGGCCGTAGTTCTAATCCAACTAGACACGTCAGAAAGTGAGCTGGAATATGAGGATTGGGGCCAAAATAAAGGGAATCCAATATTTATTCTAAGTGCTCATATCTAGGTAAGGACGGGAGTTTATTCCTTTCTCCCGTCCACCTAGTTTAATTTGGAGGTTTTGTGACATTTCTACAAGCAGTAGCGAGACAAGAAGGTTTCTATGTCATCGGAACTCGCCCAGAGCGAAATAATAATCCCGGTGATATTGAATTTGGACAGTTCGCCAAAGCCCACGGAGCAACTCATGGAGATCCCCGATTCGCTATTTTTCCAGATGTACCAACAGGCTTCGCAGCGATGCGCTCCCTTTTCCAAGCTCCTGCATACAAAGGACATACCGTATCAGAGGCTTTGAATACATGGGCACCCCCTATAGAAAATGCCACTAACATATATATAGAGCATGTCTGTGAGTGGGTCGAATGCCAACCAACGGATATTATTGATGATCTAGTGGTGCTCTAAAATGCCGCAGGACGGAATACATACCTTCATCGGGCAAGCATGGCACTACTGCGGTAGGTGCGAGCGTCGCATGAAGCTCGATACTGAAGCTAGATGGCAGAATAGTATTCTTCTCTGTAACGATTGCTATGACCAGTATCCAGTTCTTCTAGGTGATATTGAGCGGCAACAAGCACTTGCAGTCTCTATCATAGATCAATCTCCAGATTTAAGACCAAATGAGAAATTAGTAAATCCAACTCTTGAAGAGAATGAATTAGATATTTTACTTTAACGCTCCAACAGCCGTGACCCAGCACACATGTAAACTTGGGGATGGAGATTTAAATGGGACGTACCGCAGGATGGTGGCTTCAAGATACATCACTTCCCGATGGTCAGGTTTTTCAACCTGCTACTAGTGCATTATCTATTGCTGGAGCAGTAGTAGCTAATAGAGATGGCCTCGGACTCTATAATGTAACTGGTGTAGCTTCGCAAACTGTTACATTAGCATTTTTTCTCAGTAAGATTCTACGTTTCGGAATGCAAGATGATGGACAGCAGGCTTTTGGTTCCGCATCTGGAACTGGGCAGCAGGGACTTGCAACTCCTCCCAGTACTTTTGCAACCTACCTACAGCAAAGTGGCCGTCCTCCATATACAGCAGCACAAAATCAGGTAGTGCCGACTAAAAGACCAAAAGGAGTTGGTGTTATTAGCGTGACTCCTGTATATAGTGTCCTTACTGCTGATGCTACTTCTGTGTCTATCGGGGTTACTAAGACTGTATTTACAAATAATGGTGTTCCTGCTGTTACTGCACTTTTAACTGCCGGTACTAACGGACAGACAATAACTCATGGAACTACTGCTGCTAATGCTATTGCATCTGCTCTAAGTGCTACCAACGCAGCATCAGTTACAGACGTAAATGCTGAAGTAATAGCAGAACTTTCTATTGTTCTTCCTGTTACAAGTACAGTTAAGATTTATGGCCTCGTCTGGAATGTTCAGTTTAACTATAACTAAAGTCCAAGGAGTATTAAAATGGCAAATGATATAACAGGAAATCCTTGGAAACTTGATTCTACTGGAGCCGTATCTACAGCCCAAACCTATCTTAAAAATATTATGTGGCTAAATGGTACTGGCTCGTTACTTATAGTTGATAACACAGGTAGAGATATTATCCGGGATGTGTGGACAGCAGAAACAGAGCATAATTATGGTGCTCTACAGTGGGTTAATGGTGTTAATGTCACTACTATTGGTGGTGGAGAAGTCATAGCAGTAATTCACAAGTAATAGAGAGTACTCCCCACATGGCCAGTGGTATTAAATTTAACGATAAAAATAGCCATTTTGAGGCTAAATACGAGCATCCTTGGGGTGGCGTCGCAAGTGACGCTGCCCCAATGGATATTGCTCCGTCACAGTTTATACAGGCTGATGGAGTAATTATTAAAAATGGCGTGCTTAATGCTGCTTGTTTGGATAATGTCATTGGTGGTTTTCATCCTAATGTTCTTCTAGCTTTAATTTTCAACATTAATGATAGTATTTATTTTTTAGACTTCAGTGGAAATATCTATGGCCCTATTGCTGGGAATCAAAATAACCTAGCTCCAGATACTACTGTTGTCATAGCTTCAAATGTTGACTGTATTAATGCTTCTTGTGTTCAAGTAATTAATAGCATAGCCTATATTTTTAATCGCGGTGGTACAATTCCTGGAGTTTATGTTTTTGATCCAAGTATACCCTCTCTTGTTCTAGGTTCAGATTATGTCGCTGGTCTTTATTGCTGTACTGTAGATCAGTATTTAATAACCGCAAATTCAGTTCAGCCCACTGATGCTCCAGCACTTAAAACAGGAAGAGTTAGTTGGTCAGGACCAGATGAGTATATAACTTGGGACCCATCTATAGATAGAACAGCAGGATATAACGTCCTTACAGATGTGTCAGATTATATCTCTGCTGTGTTCGCTATGGGAAATATAGCTTATGTTTTGCGTTCCCAAGGTTTAACACAAATGACTCCTACGGGAGTTGGGATTGCTCCTTTTGATTTTACATCCTTATGGGCCTCAGATCATGGTGTTGGGTGTACTTTTCCAGAGACTTTTGCTCAGTATGGATACATAGCAATATGGATGAATGATTCGGATATATTTGTTTTTTCTGGCTCAGGTGCTCCACAGGGAATAACTGGAGCAGCTAAGGATGATATTTACAGTGATATTATTGCAGACGATCAGCAATCGTTTGGGACTAATGTTGTTGTATTTGTAGGTGGTTGTATACATAATAATACTATTACTATTTCAAGTCAAACTATTTATAATGCTTATACCGTTACACCAAATTTAGAATACTCGTTGTTTATAGTCACACTGAATCACTTAGGAACAGCTCCGTATACAACGTCGTATACTATAGTTAACTGGATATACTCCTTTAAAGATAAAACCTGGACTCGAATAGTTAAGACAATATCGATTACTGGGTATAATGCTTCAACGTATTTAACTGGCAAACTTGTAACTTCTGTTTATGGTAAATTTTTATTTACTCCAGTTAATAGTTCTTTTCCATTAGCCGTATCTAGATTAGTACCATTGCTTTTTTTAAAAGATAGTCAGACGAATCCTTCGTATTTACTTTCTAGATACCAGTCTGATCTTAAGTATTCAGCTAATACACCTACTGTTCCGCCGGCTATTAATCTTGTATTTAAACAAGAAGAAATTCGTCTCACACGCCAACCTCAAGTACGAGGAGTAGCGATAAAGGCTAAGGGAGTTGGGACTCTAACTATCACTGTCTCTGGTCAAGTTCAAGGAGTTAATAGTTCTGCGACTTTTACACCAATAGTCCTTAACAGTACAACAGCAATCACAGCTCTGAGTTCTGGTATCTACACTGGAGAAGATCCACAACTTTCCATCTCAAGTACTTCTTTCGACGGTGTGATAATAAAAGCTTCCATGTTCGGTACTTACGCTGATGGAGAACCGTTCTAATGCAACCTCAGAAGCCAGGAGTATTACTTAATAACCAACTACAGCATACATCTGTAGCTAAAGTTTTAGACGCAAATGTAGCTATTGGACAAGTTGCAACTTATGATTCTACTGGAACTCCTGATTCTTTTACTCAGGATAACGGTAGTGGTATTATGATTCGGGTTGGAGATACTTCCAATCCATTTGCACTTCCTAATGCTTGGATTGGTGATAATACTGATACTACCATAATACACAATCTTGGACGAGTGCCTATAGGATATTATGTTGCAAAGAAGACTCAAAGTTGTGATGTTTATGACGGTAGTATTCTTCCTACTGACAGTACTATTACTTTATGTAACACAAATGGAACAGGTGCAGATACGGTAATATACATTTTCTAGGTGATTTGAATGTCAGTTCCTCATTATACATTGCAAGACCTCTGTTTTGGTATTGGCGGGACTCCTTCTGCTCCTACTGGCGGAGTGTGGACTAAGCTATCTCAGAGACAAGATTTACTTATGAACGGCATTTATCAAGAAGCTTTAAAAGCTATTTTAGAATTATCTAGAGATGTAAGGTTTCAATATTTAGAAAGAACAGGGCCGCAGTTTACGTTAGTACCCGGACAAAATAACTATCCGATTAATGACTTCTTAACAACTCCAGATCAGAATGCTCAAATTAATCTTATTCCCTCATTATTTCGTTTCTTTAATCCATATCAAGGCTCAGGACAGACGAATGCTGGTTCTACTATTCAATGGAAAACAATAGATACTCTTGAATTAATGTTCCAGACGCCTGGAGTACCGACTTATTTTACACGTTATCAAGGACAGCTTTGGTTTGCTCCGCAGCCTAATCAAGCTTTAATAGTTTATTTTAGATACCAAGTACAGCACCCATTTTCTAGCCCACCTGTAGGTACTGATCTATTTTATCTTGATGATGAGTGGCTAGAGATTGCTGAGTATGCTGTTGCTTTAAGAATGGCTAATAATCTACGCATGACAGACTATGCATCTTCTTATCACACTACGCTTTTTGGTGATCCAGAATTTCAACGCTCTAGCGGTGGTCGTGGGATGCCAGGATTGATTTTCAGACGTATTACCCAAATGGAAGGTGATTCTGAATCAATGCCTAAGCAAATTAAACCAATGGTTCCTCGTATGTCTTAGGAGTTTTCATGGGTGCTACACAGACTTTACCACAATTACCAGTAGCGAAACCTACTGCTGTGCCTAATATTCCAGGTATTCCACCTGTAGGTAGTGGGGCTATTCCTACTGCTATTCCGGGTGCTCCTGCGGCGGCTACTCCTTCTTCTACCGGACAGGGGACTGGAGTAGGAACTATTGCAGTTCCGACTACTGGTATTAGTTCTGGACTTAGTACAGTCAATGGCAGTAATACTTTTGCTGGTGATTTTACAGCAACTTATGGCCAAGGAACAGGAACTGCTCTCGCTGATACATTAGCTGGACTTGGGACTGCTACTGACGCGGCAGTTACATCCACGAATCAGAGCATTCTAAATTCTGCTGGAATTCAAGAAGCTAATTTAAAAGCAGGAAATGCTGCGGCTGGACTTAGTGCTGATAGTAGCTCAAGTGCTCTTTCTCTTGGTGATTTTAGTTCTCAAGTAAGCCAAGAAATAGCTACTACTGATTCACAAATGGAGCTTTCAGAAGAAAATACGCTTATTCAATCGCTCTTTCAAGAAGGTGGAGCACATGGTTCTGATAGTTCATTTATGAGTTCTCTTGGAGATTTTCTACAGGGTGGTGGTCTTGGAGCAGTTGGGAATGTTGCAGGTGCGGTTCAAGCGAATGAAGGTTCGGGGCCATTAAATAGTGGTGCTGCTGGTACAGCGATTGATCTTTTAGCCGGATTGTAGGAGTATAAAATGGGACAAGCAGCAACAGAAGAACAATCACTTCCTACAGTCGCTCCTATTAGTTCAGGTACTTTAGATGCCTCTGATAAGGCATACGCGGCACTACAGAATTCTATTCCTCCTGAGGTTCCGATAACTGCGTCTCCGTATTCAAGGGGTACTGATCCCGGAACTTCTACGCTACCGAGTGCTAAAGTAACTCCACAGACAGATGCTAATAGACGACCATTTAATGACTCTGTAGAAGAACGGAGACATGCTCGTAATACTAATACTTGGGCTTCTGTCTCGAATACAATAGCTAATTTCAGCAATAAGCAGAATGCTGATAAGCAGGCAGCACTTACATCTTCTATAGCCACTGTGATGAAGGCTAATCAGCAAATTGACAATGCGAAGCAAGTATTGGCTTCTCCTACTTCCTCCGCTCAAGATAAAGCAATGGCGCAGCAAGTAATTGACAAGAATAAAACAGTAATTGAGGGAAAATTAACTGATTCTAAAACAGGAAAGGCTATTCAGAAAGCATTCGATATTTCACCAATGGACCCGGAAGCACAGAATACGCCAGAGTATAAGGCGGCGCAAGCGGCGCATAAGCAGGTGCAAGCTGCTGCGGCACAGGGATTAAATGCTGATACTCCGCAGGAAAAAGCTATTCAGGATAAGGCATCAGGTAATTCTACACCAAATCCCGCACCACAAAATAATCCACCAGCATTCGTAAGTCAATCTTATCCTGATGGACATGTTCCCGGAATGGAGAGACCGGGTAACGTTGATATTGCAAATAGACCAATAATTAAAAATCCTGATGGTTCCTCATCAACAGTATTTTCGATGAGTTTTGATGTTGATGGCAAGGAAGTGCTGGTTCCTGGTGTCGGTGATGGTAAGACATATCCTTTGCGTAAATTAACTACTCAAGAAGCATTAGATCAGTATAAGAAAACTGGAAAACAACTTGGTGTGTTTAACTCACCTAAAGAAGCTGACGCTTATGCTGAAAAATTACATGAAGATCAAGCAAAACAAGCTTATAAGAAAGCTAGTTCTACTCCATATGCTGATAAGTTTCTAGGAAGCCAGCCAGCTACTATAAGTGGGAATCCTGAGTATGATACACAGATGAAACAGAAGGCAGAAAGGGATAAACTAGTAACTCAGTATGTAATTCCTAAGATGATCCAAGCACAAATGGATCGAGATAAGGTGCTGATTCAGCAGGAGGGATTGAGTAATAGAACTGAATATGCCGGTATTATGGGTATGCAGAAACAAGCAGCACTTTTAATTAATGAGGCTAATATCGCTTCAGGACATGATAGTATGGAGTTAAAAAAGCAAGCGGCTGCTAATGCTGGAGCTATGGCTAGAACTAAATATAGAGTAAATGCTATGGTTAAAGTAGCAGAGGATAAGAAACTTGATCCTGAGTCTCAATATAAAGTTAAAACTGCTGTTATTGGTCTTGTTGATAAGCAAGTATCAGATAATATGGCTCAATTGAAGAATATTCAGGATGCTATAAGTCAAAATAAGTATCAAGCATCTGGTCCAGGGCATAAAGTAGGTGACCCAATTGATCCTAAATTAGATGCTTCACTTAAAACCTCACTTCAGATTCAGCAACTCGCAATTGAGCAATCACAAGATATGGCTCAAAAAACAAGAACTCAGGTATTCGGAACTCCAGTAATTAATCCAAACGACCCAACTAAATCCTCATCAACTGATCCATATACGAAGGTACAAAGTGGCACAGAACGCTTGGGATACAGTTCCGCAGGGGCAGCAGACACTACCGGCACAGATACCTCAGACGGTACAGAATCCGATAGTGACAGCGACACAGACAGCGACAGAGAAGAAGCCGGAGAAGAACGCGATCTCATCAACTCCCTCTTTAGTCAATAATACTTCTCCTGTAGCGCACTCTGTAGATAATGCTCCTATTTTAAAACAAAGTAGCATCATGGGTTCTTATGATGAATCAAAACATCAGAAGTTTCTAGGTGCTATAAACGAGAAAAATCCACTAGCTCTTAAGACTTTAGAAGAGCAGGGAGCATCTATACAGGCTAAAGTAATTAGATTAAATTCTAACCCCGCTTATCAAAAGCTAGATGCTCGTGGAAAGTTAAGAGTACGATATGCCCTATATAATCAATTCGTAGTTCCTGCATATACAAATGCAAATGCGAAACCACCCGATCTAAAAGCCTGGCTTCTTGGAACTACAGCGGATCAAATAGGGAAGATTAATCCAGAAGAAGCATTCCAGAGTAAGAGTATACAAGCTGCCCATGATTTTGTAGCTGGAGCAATGGGAACAGCTACTAAGTTAGTAATGGCAGGAGCAGGAATAGCACAAGCACATGTAGATGCTGTGCTTGGACTGGATAAGTATTTTACTAAACTTGGTGGCTCTGATACTGGTATTAAAGTATTAGATGCTGTCTCGAAGACAGAAAATAAATACTTTGATTTGATGAAATCGAAAGTAGATTCCGTAGCTGACTCTCAGAATTTCTACCTTGAGAATCATCCACGAAAGGGCTTTTTAGCAAGTGCTCCAGGGTGGACAGGGGAGCAAGTTGCAATGCTTCCCTTGTATGCAGCTATTAATCCAGTTACTAAAGGAGTGGGAGAAGCAGCAGTAGGAGTTGGGGAAAGGATTTTAGGTACTAAAGCAGTTGGTAATTTAACTAAAACTTTAATAGGGAGTAAGATCGGTCAGTTTGTAGGTAACAGAATAGTTACTGCTACTGCTAAATTTTTAGGCAGAAGTGCTGAGCAAGGTGCTACTGGATTTATTGCGGGTAAGACTCTTGGAGAGTCAAATAAGCAAAGTGGTATTGATGCTGCTACTTTTGCAGTAGTTGGTGGGCTTTTAGAGGGTGTAGGAGCCGGCTTAAAAGGAGCTGTATCTGGTATAGATAAACTCGCTGGCTTCGATAGACCTCCTGCTTCTGGTATGGCAATTAAAGAATGGACAGCCAATAACATAGCAATGGGTGGTCGGCCATTTGTAGAAGCTATTCATGCACAAGCGGATTTAGAAGAGGGACAGGATCGAATTTTAGCTAAAGCAGAAGAGCATGGTATTCCTGCTGGAACAAAAGAAAGAGTAGAAGCTGCTAGAGCGAAGAGAGAGACAGATGATCCTACTACACATGCCTTAGTAAAAGCACAACGGTATAGTTATAATTCTTTAGCCCAGCGACATTATGGAACTTCTTATGGTAATCTTGGAGATGCTAAGAGAAATATAATTAAAGCTAGGCAGCTTGAACTAATGAGCGAAGCTGAATACGAGATGCCAGCTTTAGTTCCTGATTTGAATAAAGAAGAAGTACAATCTGACCATGAGAAGCAAATAGCTGAATCTCCGGCGTATGCTGCGGCTTCGCGTTATTTAGATCAAATGTTTCCAGACCAGTCTGAAGGTGGCATAAATGAAGTAAATGCACAACAAGTAGAAGCGAATCAGATTATTACTGGGATTAAGGATAACGCTAAAAAAGCACAGGAAGTACAATCTGTGCGAGAACAGCCTCTTGCTAAAGGCGATAGAATAACTGGTGATAGATTCGCTCAGCACAGAGCGGATTCTATAGCTTACTTTAGAAATCCTTCCTCTGGTTCTCAAAGACTTGCTGCTGATGGGACTAAAATAGGAAGTAGAGACAAGCGCACTTGGAACGAACGAATGAAAGCGGAGAATCTAGATCAATTCATAGATACTCTCAAAGCAGCAGATAAAGATATGATTCATTTCGAGAATCCATATCATAGAATGCTCTTTCATTGGGCAAATAGGAGATCACTTCCGAAGCCAGTACAAGATAAGCTACTACGAGAAATGAAGTATTACCTCGCTAGTCAAAAGAATCCAGTCTTCGCATCTGCGAAGGAAATAAGCGCACAAGCGGATTGGAACCTTGTACATCTAACTAAGCTCGCTCAATCAGGTAGACTCGTTTCAGAAGGAAATGTATTTCGCAGTACACAAGTAAATGGCCAAGGAACAATGACTCAGTGGCAGGGAGAACTGGATACTGAGCTTGAGAAACAAGAGTATGAAACTCTTAAGCGTTCTCTTACTCTATATCCAGATCAGAAAGATTTACTCACGAGTGCCATGAATATGTTACAAAGTAGTCGCTCTGGTGCTAAAAGTCCAGAAGAATGGCTACAATATAATGCTGCTATTAATCAGCAACTTAAGCTAGGAGGTATCTACTAATGGGTGGTTTTGGTGGTATCCTAGCTGACGTTGGAGAATCAGTAGCTAAGAAATTAGCAGATGTTAAGTCTCCTAGTCTTTTAGGTAGATTTGCTAGAAGGATAGGTGCTCAGTCAGCAGAAGGAGTTTTAGGTGACGTAGAACATGCTTTTGCTCCTTTATCTCTAATGACTGGTAAAGATGGCGCAGCACATTTGGAGATATATAATAATCATTTTCTGCCTGAATTAGATAAGCAGATGAGTATTCAGAATCAAAAGTTTAACGCTGGAGCTAAATTTAGTGGCCAAACTGGAAAAGCAATAACTCCTATGGAGATTAAATCCACGGCGATGGAGAATGCTAAGAATAATGTATTAGGTACGAAAAGGGAAAATTTAGCGCGTCTAATGCAAAATACTTTAAAAACTCAAGGACCAGCAAAAGTAACTCAACTTACAGATGCTTGGGGTATTCTATTACATGAAAAACCATATGAAGTTCCTAATACCGGGCAATCTAAATCTCAGACTTCTTCTCTTTTAGCTGCTGATCCTAGATTAAAAAATATGGGAATTAAGTTCAATCCTTCTCCATATAGAACAACGAATGCCACAGAACAAGCTCTTTCTAAATATACTACAGGAGCCTTAGCTCCAACTATCGCAGCATGGCACGCGCCACAAGCTATTTTGAACTCAGTAACTTTTAATGCTCACCTAAGCAGTGTAGTAAAAGCTCTCGGAGATGTATTCGGGCCAAAGACATTTGAGAATACAAAAGCACAACTTATAGCGCAGAATGCTTTAGGTTTTCATCTGATGGATGAGCAGATGATGACTTATAACTTTCATAA